TCAAGGTCCCCCTGCCGGAGGAGGGGCAGACGATTCTGGCGCCGCCCGCCGCGGGGGGAAGCGCCGCCCCGCCGCCGGCCGCGCCGCTCGCCGCGAAGGCGGTCCCGGGCGATCGCGGAGGTCTGCGGCTCATGGTCCTCGCCGACGGGAATATCGCCTTCACGCCCGCCCAGGAGGCCGTGGAGGGCCTGAAAGCTAAGTCCCTCGAACGGTGGGAAGAGGTCATGGACCCGATCCTCCTGCCGATCCGGGAGATCGTCGCGGAATCGTCCTCCTTCGAGGAGGCCAAGGGCCGGATCATGGCCGCCTACGGGGCGATGGACGACGGGGCGCTCACGGAGCTCCTCGCCCGGGCCCTGTTCGCCGCCGACGTGTGGGGAAGGATCGATGGAACTTGATCTCAAACCCCTGCCGCCGGAGGAGGCCATCGCCTACTTCCAGGCGAAGGGCTACCGCTTCTCCTGGCGCTGGCACGAGATGTGGCACGCCGACCACGCCGCGGCGTTCACCGTGGCGAAGGCCATGCGGCGGGACATCCTCGAGGACATCCGGGGCGCCCTCGACCGGGCGCTGCGGGACGGGACGACGTACGAGCAGTTTCAGCGCGAGCTGACGCCGGTCCTGCAAACGAAAGGATGGTGGGGCATGCGGGAGGAGCGGGGGCAGATCGTCCGGCTCGGGAGCCCCCGGCGGCTGGCCGTGATCTTCGGCGTGAACATTCAGACGGCCTACTCCGTGGGCCACTACCGGGCCATGACGGACCCCGACGTCCTTCAGACGCGTCCCTACTGGCGGTACGTGGCCGTGAACGACGGCCGGACGCGGCCCGCCCACCGGGCGTGGCACGACACGGTCCTGCCGGCGGACCACCCGTGGTGGCAGACCCACTACCCGCCGAACGGCTGGAACTGCCGGTGCACCGTCGTCAGCCTCTCGGCGGCGGAGATGGAGCGGGACGGCCTGCGGGTCACGGACCGGCCGGACGACCGCATGGTCCTGCGGCGCGACCCCCGGACGGGGGCGCAGGCCCTGTTTCCCGCGGGGATCGACCCCGGATGGGACTACAACCCCGGGGCGGCCGGGATCCGGGTGAGCTGAGGAGCCCACGCATGAAAATAACCGTCGCCATCGACGACGCCGAGATCACGGCGCAGCTCGCCGCCCTCGCGGGCAGGACGCGGGATCTCACGCCGGCCATGAAGCGGATCGGCCAGGCCGTGCGGACCTCCGTGATCAGGAACTTCGAGGCGGGCGGACGCCCGGCGAAATGGGCGCCCTCGCAGCGGGTGAAGAAGAAGGGCGGCAAGACCCTCGTCAAGAGCCACCGCCTCGTGAACTCCATCACCGCCCGGGCGTACCCGAACCGGGCGGAGGTGGGGACGAACGTGGTCTACGCGGCGATCCAGCAGCTCGGGGGCACGGTGCGGCACGGCGCCCGGACGCAGACCCTGGCGTTCAAGAAGAAGGGCGGCTTCCTCGGCCGGAAGGCCGCGGGAAAGCGGCGGACGGCCGTCCGCGTCGCCTTCGCCCGGATCGGCGCCCGCGACACGACCATCCCGGCCCGGCCGTTCCTCCTCGTCCAGGACGAGGACTGGGCGCAGATCCGGGACGAGATCGCACGCTACCTCGTGCGGAGATAGGGAGACAACCATGCGGTATCTCATGATCCTCAAGGAATTCGACGGCATACCGGAAGAATTTCAAGTGCTGCCCGCGGGCTGCATCGAGATCGAGGGCGCGGAGGCGGCGTACCTCGACGAGGAGGGGGCGCGGGAAATCATCGCGGCATTCGGCGCCCGGAAGCGCGATATGGTGATCGACTACGAGCACCAGAGCCTGGAGCTGCGGCAGGCCCCGGCGGCGGGCTGGATCACGGCCCTCGTCTGGAAGGGGCCGGACGGTCTGTGGGCCAACGCCTCATGGACGCCGCAGGCGGCGGAATACCTGAGAAACCGGGAGTATCGCTACTACTCGCCGGTCATGTTCATCGACCCGGCCACCCGGCGGGTGAAAAGTCTCGTGAACGTGGCCCTCACGAACACCCCGGCCATGAACGACCTGCGTCCCATCGTCGCCCGGCTGAACCACGGCACGGCGAACACCATACCACGAAAGGAGCAACCCATGATCGACAAACTGAAGAAACTGTTCAACCTGGGGGCCGAGGCGACGGAAGAGCAGATCGCCACGGCCGCGGAAGCGGTCGTCGCCGAACGCACCGCCCTCGCGCAGGAGAAGGCATCCCTCGTCGCCTGCACGGACGTCCTGGCCGCCCTGGGGGCGAAGGAAGGCGCCGGCAAGGACGAGGTCCTTCGGATCGTCGCCTCCCTCAAGGCCCCCGGCGACGTCGCCGTCCAGCTCAGCCACCAGGTCGCGGAGCTGACGAAGACCATCGCCGAGATGCGCCAGGCGGACCTCGTTGCGGTAGCCCTCTCGGAGGGGAAGACGAGCCCCGAGGAGCTCGACAAGTGGGGCCGCGCCCTCGCCCTCAAGGACCCGGAACAGTTCAAGCTCATCGTCCTGTCCCGTCCGGCGGGGAGCATCATCCCCGTGGAGGGCATCGGCAAGGCCCCGCCGGCCCGCGATGCGGGAGGGCTGGACGACGTCCAGCGGTCCATCAACGCCCTGTGCGGGGTGGATGATGAAACCTTCAAAAAGTACAACAAATAACCACCATGCCCGGCGCCCCCGCGGCGCGCCGGCAGACTGCGAAAGGAGGTCGTCATGACCGCACTGAGTGCCGACACGAAAAACGAATACCGGGTGGGCGTCGATCTCGCCCTGCCCGTGGACGACGGCGACACCATTTACGCCGGTGCCCTCGTCTGCGTCAACGCCGACGGCTACGCCGTGGCGGGCGCCGACGCGGCGGGGCTGCTCTTCATGGGCGTCGCCCGGGAGCACGCCGACAACAGCGCCGGGCAGGACGGCGACATCACCGTCCTCGTCCGCCGCCGGGGACTTTTCAAAATGCTCCTCGCCACGGAGATCACCATCGCCAACGTGGGCGACAGCGTCTACATCGCCGACGACAGCAGCGTCGATGTGGTCGGCAACACGACCCACGACATCTTCGCCGGCATCATCGCCGAGTACATCGACACGACCCACGCCTGGGTGGACATCGAACCCGCCGTCCGCCAGTCCGACGCGGCCGCCCACATCGCCGACGGCAGCGCCGCCCACGCGGCGAGCGCCATCTCCATCGCCGACGCGGGGACGTTCACCTCCCAGGCGGATGTCGAGGCGGCCCTTCAGGAGATCTACCAGGCCCTGCTGACCGCCAAGGGGCTCATCCCCGTCCCCATGCCCGCCATCACCGACGCCGGCGTCGCCCTGGCGGTCTTCTCCAACGGCGACAGCCCGACCCCCGGCTACTGCGCCACGGCCAAGGGCCTCGGCATCCGCTGGAACAACCACGGGACGCCCGGCGCCGTGGGGACGAAGGTCGTCGTCCCGCCCGACGCGGACGTCACGGCCAACATGGTGCTCCACATCCTCGCGGCCAAGACGGGGGCGACGGTCGGGGACGCGACGAAGTTCACCGTGGCGGCCTACAACAACGTCGTCGGGGCGGCCTACGACGCCGACGACAACTTCGGCGGCGACACGTCCGCCATGACCGGCGACGCCACGGCCAAGACCGTCCAGGAGGTCACCCTGACCCTGGCCCTGGCGAACCTCGCGGCCTATCCCGCGGCCATCGAGCTGACCATCAAGCCGAAGGACGGGACCCTCGGCACGGACGACGTCATCATGCTGGCCGCGTGGATCGAGTACAAAAAGAAGCTGCTGACGGCGTAAGAAACGCCCCGGGGCGGCCGTGACGGCGCCGCCCCGGGGAAACGATACCATCCCCGCCCCGGCGGGCGAAACGGAGCAAAGGAGGATCACCATGATCGTCAATCAAGCGAACCTGGCCGGCATCTACCGGACCTTTTCCACCATCTTCAACAGCGCCTACGACCAGGCGCCGTCCCAGTGGCCCCTCGTGGCGATGGAGACGCCGTCCGGCGGCCGGAGCGTCGATTACAAGTGGCTCGGCGAGTTCCCCGCCATGCGCGAGTGGATCGGGGACCGGGTCATCAAGGACCTGTCCGGCTTCC